TTATTCATGGTCGATCTCCTTTCGCAGCTCGTCATAGAGTTCCGAAAAGCGGCGGTTCCAGTGGCGCAGTCGCCAGAGGAATAGACAGCCTACAACAATCCATTCAACGGCGGCGATAGTTGTCAGAATGTCACTCATGTCCTATGCTCTTTTCTTGCAAAGCGGTTGAGCAACACGCTCACGGTGAGCTGACCAATCCTGTTCACATAGGGACAGTTGAAGCGGTCAGGGTGGGGAACGCTGTTGCCGAGGTCGATGACCAGATCACGGGTGTTGTAGGAAATGTCCTTCGTGATAGTCGGCGTGGCGTAGATCACCACATCACGGTTCATCGTGGCCTGCAAGAGACTCTTGGTTTTAGAGTGCGCCACCGTCACCGTTGCGTTACCGAGGGTGAGGTACTTTGCCAAGTTCTGAACGGCATGACCTCGGCCTACAATGGTAATGTCCTTAGCGTGAACTAAGTCCAACGCAAGCAGGAGCGCCAAAGTCGCCTGAGACACCGATGACATTCCCTGTGAGTAGGAGTGGTCAATGTCGACCTCGGCTGCGAGCTTAATGTCAGACGGGACGGTTTCTCTGTCCACTACCACGGCCTTGTACGGAGGGCAAGGGTACTGAGTGAGGTCATAGTCAATGCCTAACAGGTCAGCCTTGCGCTTGACCGCTTTCAGAAATACGCTCTCGTAGGAACCCAACAACAGCAATCTGCCGGTAGGGTGGAAGCGGGTGGTTTCCTCGTCCAAGGTAGCAGAAAGCGTTTTGATTTGCTCCATTACATCATTCATGGTACTTCTCCTTTCTTTCAAAGTCGTGGAGGGAGATCATCTTCTCACGGGTGAGCTTGTCAACCACTCGACCGATCTCCGAGTAGCCGCAGACCGCCGCCAGCCGTTCAAGGTTGCCCTTGGTCTGTGCCGTGACTACGATGGAAATACGGCGGAGGTTCTTTTTCTCAGTTTTCATCGCTTTCCTCCGTGAACACGGTGTCTGAGCAAGCCAACCAGACAGGAGGTTGAGTTTTACCGCTAAGAACAAAAAGCCAAATCTTTCCGAAGACCAATGCGGAAAGGCGCTCTTTCCAACTTAACTTCCAGCAGCTCACACACTCAACGCCATCGGTGAAAACGGGCAGGCTTCTACATTCTTCATCCGTCATGGACTCAGGTTTCAGTAGAGTCATATTCGCTTCTTTGAACTTAATCGGTAACATCAGGACGCTCCTTTCAATTTCAGGTTCTTGTAGACAGGGTATCCCTGATACACGACCTTGCCGCCGTGCCACTCAGGGTGCGTTTCCATGTCGGCGTTGAACCGCTTGGCAGAACAGGCAAAGTACCCGTTGGACTTGCACCAAATCTTGTAAGCGTCAAACAGGGACTTCGAGCGGGTGTTGACCCCCTCAGCCTGTTCACAGCGTTCTTCGAGGAACTGCAAGCACAGATCGTTGTCACGCTCGTACTGGTTGATTACCTTCCGCATGGCGGGGGACATTTTCAGACCGAACCGCTTGTACTTGAAGTATCCGGCGACCAGCCAAGCGAAAATGCCCTGCATAGCTTCCTGTGTCTGGAACTCATTTTTCAGGTTCTTGTCCTGCTCCGCTTCGGTGAAGTGGCGGTTAAACTCAATGACCCGTACACGGTCGGAAGCGAACAGGGACTTATCGCTGACGGTGGGAAGATCGTTACAAGAAAGCCAAAGGGTGAACTGCGGCAGGAAGGTCGTGGCAGTCTCATAGAGGTTCCGAGCCTTGATTTCCTCGCCGCCTGTGAGCTGCTTGATCGTTTCTTCGTCCAGCTTGCCATACTGGTTGCTCTCTGCCATCGTGACGAACCGCTTGCCTTTCAGGGAAGCCAGCATGGGGTTCGCTGCTTCGGCGTTCTTCGAGCGCTCCGCCTTGCAGATGATCGACACGGGGGATACGGACGCATAGTCACCGAGAAGGTGGTGAATTGCCGAGAGCATGGTGGACTTACCGTTGCGAGTGGTCTTGCCATGGAGAATGAACATACATTCCTCGTTCGCCATACCCAGCATAGAGTACCCCAGCGCCTTTTGAAGATAATCAGCCTTGTCTTCGTCATTACAAGTGACTTCCGCAACAAACTTCTCCCAGCGGCGGCACCGTGCGTCCTGCAAGGTGTAGTTGAAGTTGGTCTGCATAGTCAGGAAGTCTTTCCAGTCATGTTCCCGGAACTCCATTTTTTCGAGGTCGAAAGTGCCGTTCTTGCAGTTGATAAGGTAGGGGTTTGCGTCAAACTCCGCCGAAGCGATAGGAAGCACACTGGCAGCGTCCTTCATCAGCCGGTCACGGAAGCGCCGGTCGCCCATCTTCACGATGAACTTCATGTACTCGGTGCGGCGTTCTTCATTGGCAATCTCGCCGCAGTAGAGAGCCATCAGGCGGCAGAACTCTTTGATTTTCTCCGCTACCAGCAGAGAACCCGTGTCCTTACGCCATGCCCCCTCGGAGTAGGTGAACCAGCTTTTCGCTTCGGGGCAGTAGCGGGTATCATTCTTGTAGCACTCGGAAAACAGCTCCGCCATGCCGGACTCGTCCCACGAATACCCCGTACCGCTGATCGGATGGCTATGCTCAGGCTGTGCTTCCTTAATCTGAAACATCACACGGGACTGAGCTTCGTCCATGATGTAGCGACCGTTGGAGAGCTGGAAAAGAGCCTGTTCTTCGGGGATGGTTGTGATTTCATCAGCCATTTTCAGCACTCTCCTTTGCGAATTTTTTCAGGGGTTGAAGGTCGGCTCTGACTTTCTTAATGTACTTCTCCACGATGGACTCAACCTCGTAGCGGGTAACGGGGTTGACCACAGAGCGGTCAAAGGCTCGTGCGATCTCATTGACTTCCCGTATGCGGTCGATTTCGTTGTGGTAGCTGACCGCAAACTGCTGACCGTTTCTCATGGCAACCGTGAGAACAAAGGGGTATTCCGCTCGTTGGCCTTTACTGGTTGAGACAGTCACAATGTCTGCGACATTGAGAAGGGTTCCGTTGAAATTGTAAAGCATGAGTTCACTTCCTTTTCTTCATCGCTCTCGCCAGCACCACAGCAGCGCAGTCCTGAGAGTCTTCGTCCCACCATGCACAGCGCTGTTTCTGGCAGGGACAGAGGGGAATATCTTCGGGGCAACTCATTGATAACGGACAGATTTTCTTCTCACTCTCCACTGTCTACACCCCCCCCATAGAAGAAAGCGTTCTTCAAAGCGGTGTCCACATGACGCATAATCTCAGGGGGCAGAGTACAGATGTACTCCCAGTCATCGGACACATCTACGACACGCACCTGTTCACACTCAACCATGCTCGGCTGTAAAGAACCCCAAGTGACAGCCACATGGGTTGGCAATTCCAGCCGCTTGATTTTAGTGGTCAGGGGAACGACAATGCTGGTGGAAGAAAACTGATTGCCGACATTGTTTTGCACAACCACCCACGGACGCTTACCGGCCTGAATATGACTGTTGGCAAGCATGGGAACATCAATGACAACAACATCGTCACGCTGATAAGGTTTCATAATTACCTCCTGTATCTGGTCACGCTGTTAACAATCAACTCGACCTCGGACTGAGGGAGCGGCGGCTTGCAAGCCTGTTGATTGGCGTATAACAGCTCTTTGTAAATCTCTGCTTTGGTGTATCCTTGGTTATGGAGCTGACCCGCCAGAGAAGTCAGGCTGAGGTTCCGGCTTCCCGGTGTGATAGGCGGGTATTCAGGCTTCAAATGCAGCTTGCCGTTTTCAGGGCGGCGATAGATGGGAGAATAGATACGCTGAGGGGCGACCGTACCTGAGCTACTTTCCTTCGGCGTGTCGGGAAAATACTTCTCGATCACATAGTCAATCGCTGACTGGTTTTCAATGATCTCGGAAAAGATCAAAACCTCGCCGGTCATGATGAAGTACCGATTGCTCTTGTAAATCTCCACGGCGGCACGGTTGTTCTTGCCCTTGAAGGGCAGCTCACCACGAACGAGAATATGAACCCCTCTCCCGCTTCTGGACTTTTCCGTGTAGGACTGACAATGACCGATAATGTCAGCCGCCAGCGGGTTTAGAAGCCCATCAGTAAAGCCATCGTCAATGTCGATACCTACAACCCCTGTATCGTGAAACACATAGCCAAGACCGTCATAGTAGCCGTGCTGGACATTGTGTTCAGCGTCAATGTAATTTGACCATGTATCCGGGTTAGATGAAGAAGCCGCCTTTCTGACGGTGGCCTGCATAGGAACCTTTGACCCGTCCCACACATTGACCCATGCCTTTTCCGTTCGGAGTTCAGCGGGTATATTCAAATAGCTCATAGGCTTACCTCAGCTTTCATACGGACTCTGTAAAGACCAGTCCCATCTATCGCCGCCACGGTAGGCGTTGCGAAAGTGGTTTCTCTCGCCATCGCCAGAGAACCACAGGTAATCCGCAGGGAGGACACGACCGACCTCAACCTGACCTTCTCTCTCTGCGTACCAGCGGGTCAGTACATCTATACAGAGAGTAATCAAACCATCATCGACCGGGTTTTCCTCGTTGTACCCTACAAATTGTTTGGGTGTAGTCACGACCGTTATAATGTCGCCGTAGCCGTGATCGACACGGTTGAGCGCACACCACACACAAGCGGCTTTCTCAGCGTCAGAGCTGACCCCTCTGGCTTCTCCCCATAGCATTTTCGCCAGTACAATCACTTCCTCGTCTGTCCACGGCTGAGGTGTCACCTCCGGCTCTGGCTCCGGGGTGACTACCTCTACCACCTCGACAACGGGAGAAGGTTTTTCGACCTCAACCGTGGGTAATTTCAGACAGAGGACTGCGACAATGGTGACGAACCATAGGAAGATTGAAAATCTCAGCCCTCGCAAGGGGTCTTAGACTTGCTGGACTTGGGCTTTGTCGAGGTTCCAGCAAAATAGAACTTGCCATCTACGCAGATGGGGAAATCGGGAAAGAGCTTGCTGGCAGTCTGTGTTCCACGGGAACAAATCTGCTCTGCCGCCGCCAGCGACATTTCATCTTTCACGAAGTCCTTTCCAGCAGCCATGATATACGGCACTTTGCCGTCAATGCTTTTCAGTTTCATCGGGTTCTTTCCTTTCTTTGTTCCATGCTTCAACATCAACGCCGATACGCTTCAACATTTCTTTGCAGAGCCATGTGTAATCGTCCGGCATTTGATAATACTGGATAAGGCGGTCATGCTCGGCAGAGAAAGCGTCATAGAACTTCCGCAGGCGCTTCTTGCCGAAACCAAGGTGAACATGGAGGGTGTAAAGCACCATAGCGTCAATGTCATCGGCGTAGCGCCTGTCGGCTTCCACAATCTGACGATTGATTTCCATGTCCATCGCTTTCTTCTCGGCGGCAGTTAAGACCGCACCGAATACCTTACCGCCAGCTTTCTTAATCCTCATACCTCAATGTCCTCGAAGAAGACGGGATAGGTCTGTTTCAGCAGGGTCAGGAGCATATTGGCAACGACCCGCATATCGGGGTGAGCCGCTACGGGACAGCGCATACGGCAGAAATGCCGCCATTCTCTGAGATCAGCGGTCATGACCACCTCGGTTTTCAGACTGTTCGGAAGGACAGATCGAGCTTCCTGCGGGGTGCAACCCTCATTCAGCAGATCGAAGTAGGCGACCTCAGCGTGTTCACACGACCGCTTCCAGATGTGGTAGGTTGAGTCGGTCTTGGCGAAGGTCGAGGGACGAATGACGGTGATCTCGCCGCCGAAGCCCTCTTTGCCGTAATTGCAGTACCGAGTGGACTCCTGACAGAACGCCGCCAGACGGTGACGGACGATCTCGTGGCTCACACCCCGGTCGCAGATGAAGCGAACGGTGAGAGAGCCATGCTCAATGACGGCTTCGTGACCTCGCTTAATAATGTCCCGGACGAACTTTTCTGCACTGCCGTCCGTGATTTTGTCCTCAGACTTGTAGCAAGTCCTACCCGCTGCTTCGATGGTGGTCAGAAGGGTTTTATAATCGGGAGCGTTGATAAGCTCCACAGAAGGTTCAATGATTTTCATACTCTTGCTCCTTTTCTTCGAGCTTTTTGAGCCACTTGGTTTTGATGATGTTCTCCAAGTAGTCGGCGTTGTACTTCGGGTTGGACGAGGTGACAGAGAACGGTCTACCAAGCTCACACTCTCTCCACTTCTCGGTTTCCCGCATTTTTCCAATCATGTACTGAAAATGGTCGGGATAATACTTGCAGAGATAAGCGTAGTTGAGATATGAGGAAATGGGGCAGTACATACAACCGCAACGCTTATTGGTTTCATAGAAGTGGTTGAAAATCGGCTGTGTCTTCGCCCATTCCCAAATCCCGTCCTCGGTGATACCGTTTTCAGCGAGAGGGTATCTTTCCAACTTCTGAGCGGTAAGGCACTTGTTAAAACGGCGTTCTTCGTCCGCACAGTAGCCGATGTAATGCACAACATAGAACCCGATGGAGTTCAACCACTCTGAGAGCTGCCGCTTTGCGTCCAACTTGTAGGCGCTGTTGCACCACCTCGCAGTCCGTGTTGGGAAACCGTAGTAGCGTCCCGTTTTCGGGCTTATGTTGTAGAACCATTCCTCCCATGTCTTTCGAGGTTTAATCCGTACAAAGCGGATACCAAACCTCTTGCACTCAGACTCCATGTAGTCAATCACATCATGGATAAACGGGTAGTCAATTTCGAGTTCAAAATGGACTACCCCGTCCAGCGGGTAGCGGTCGAGATTGTGAAGAATGTAGTTCAGCATATACAGGCTGTCCTTGCCGCCAGAAACACTCGCCCAATACGAAGGGCGTAAAGCAATCTCACCGCTCATATTCAGACACCCGCAACATGGCTTGCCAGCATATCGGCTTGGTGTGCCCACAACACATTCGAGTAGTTGCGAACAGCACGGGTGTAATCATTCCACTCAGACTTGTCGGTGAAAGCGCCCATGTGGTAGCGGATACACATGATTTCTTCATCAGTCAGCGTATAGAACTGAGAGAGAAGCATGACGGACTTATCGCCGTGGCCTTTCAGAAGGGTGTCGGGGTTGTACTCCCACTTGGACGGGTCAGGAAGCAACATTCCGTCTACGACCAAATCACTCGCCGGGTGGCGGTACTGGTCGATCTTGCACAGGTCATGGAACATACCCACAATGTAGGGAGAACGAGACTTACGCCAGATCAGGTGATTGTCCTGAGTCAGCGTCAGGAGGTACTTCGTGACCATGTAGGAGTGTTCCAGAAGACCGCCCTCATAATTGCCGTGGTACTTGGTGGAAGCAGGGGCGGTGAAGAAGCCGTAGGCCATCAGGTACTCCATCAGGTCATCAGAAACAACAGAGGTTCCGTCAGGCAGCTTCATGAAGTTCAGAAAATCAGTCACTTCGGACTTTGAGAAGCAGTCAGGCATTTTCGTACTCCTTTCTGTGAATACTCTTTTCGCTGTCGAACCCGTCAGGGTAACGAGCCAGCAGCTTATCGACATTGTGCTGTGCCACATATTCGAGGGTCACACCCAAGCCGGTCGCCAACTGTGCGACATACCAGAGAACATCGCCCAGTTCGTCAACCATCTTCATCGGGTCGAAAGCATGACCCTGAAACTCGGTCTTTTTCAGAATGTCAATGCACTCTCCGGCTTCACCGTTCAGACCGTAACAGCCGTTGCGAACCTTATCCCATGAAGTCAGGTTGCCGGAGGTACGCTCGGCAGCTTTCTGATAATCATTCAGCGTCATCGTCAGCGACCTCCTTCTCCAACTCTGCATACAACATCGTGTGCATATAGACGGACTCGGACTGGCCGATAGGCCGCAGAACGGTTCTCTTTTTCAGAGTCCACCCATCACGCAGAGCCGCATTTACTTCATCGTCAAAGAGGGTGGGATTGTCCAGACGGTTCCGAATGGTTTTAATCTGCAACATCTTCCGCTACCTCCATTTCCAGCACCGTCATAATGGCGTAATTGGCAAGGTCAATCAGGGTGTCCCGGATAGACTCGTCATTGACCTTCTGCTCACAGCCACGAGAGAGAGTCTTGAAGCGGCTGAGTTTATCGCCCAAACGGATACGAGCCATCGCCATTCCTTCTTCTACGAAGGTCTGGTGGAAGCTGTCGCCGTAGTCATGGTTCTTCTGCTCATAGAGCTTGTTGATCTCCTTGCAGATTTCAGCGTGGCGCTGAACCTTAGAGAGCGAACAAATATAGGCTTCTGCCATTGTAGCTTATCCTCACTTTCAACATAGTTTTCCACAGACCATTGGCGAGGGAGAGTGTTTTATTTTAGCCCTCCCTCGCACCCGGTATCAGCCAAGGAGAGCTGCTAAATCCAGTGGGGACTTCGGAGCGGTCTTCTGAGCCGCCTGAGAAGCCGCAGGAGCGGTTTTAGCGTTAGGGGTAGCAACCGTATTGCCAGAGCCGCCCCAGCCCTCAGAGGGGCGCTTATCGGCCAGACGGACGAAGGTAATGCTCTGTCCGGGCTTCTTCTTGTTTTCCTGAACATCGTGTTCAACATCACATTCGATGAAGTGACCGATCAGATCGGTGTGGTCGATCTCGGTCAGCTCGAAGTTGCCGAGCGCAGTCTTGGCGAAGTAGCTGAAAGCGTTGTAGGCACCCTCGTTGGGAGAGCCATCGGATTTCAGCAGGGAGAAGCGTTCGATGTGCTTGCTGCCGTTCTGCGTCTGCATATAGACTTCCAACTTGCCGAAGTCCTCCTTGTACTTCACATCGGTGATCTGAAAGACATGAGTACCTTCGGGAATGAGGGTGAAGCCCTCGGTGAGTCCGATTTTAGCCATTGTTTTTGTCCTCCTTCATGGTAAAGAAATTGAGCTGCTCTGCGTACTCGCAGGCAAAGATGATACCGACCAACTTATCATCGTCATCGGGAAGCATGGCGTACTTCTTGACCAGCAGAGCTTTCGGTACGCTCTTGTCGCTGTCCAGATCGTAGCCGTACAGGATTTCGCAGAAGTCGGACTTCTCGATCAGCGACCAGTCATCATTGGTGATGGGGAAGGTCATGGTATTGTCCTGCGTGGCATAAATACGGATACAGTCTTTGATCGCACCGTCCGGCTCAGGCATGACCGCCTTGACCAGCGTAGCGTACTCGGTGCAACCGACCTGAGAGATCAGGCGACCGATACCGTCAGGCATTGTCTCGTTGCTGTACCCGGTCACGCTGCGAATACCATCGGGAATGAGCATGAGTACGGACGGGGAAGCCAGCCAGCGTTCACCCATGTACTCGTAGATAGCGCCGCCATCAGGGGCGAGGGACTTTACGAACTTGGAAAATTTCATAGGTCAATCCTCCTTAATGATTTTCGGGGAAATGCGGTAGCTGTCCTCGGTGGTCGTGTACTTCGCCAGAATACCGTCCGCTTTCATAGCGTCCTTGTCGATCTTCGTGGTGGAAGTACGGCTGACTTCCCAATTATAGGCAGAGCCAGCGATAGACACTTTCTTGTCACCGTCACGGAACTGAGCGATTGCGGCTTTCTTAATCATGTCAGTCACAATCTTGTACCGCTTTTCCATGTCCGGGATACCTTCATGAGCCAAAATCCGTTCCATGGTGTCTTTCAGGTCTTCGGCTTCCTTGACCAGCGCCGCCATATCCGTTTCAGGAGACAGGTTGTTGGTGCGGAGAGCTTTCAGGATTTCAGCGTCCTTGCGCTCGTCAAAGGCGGGGGAAATGCCGCTCTCCACATAGTCCTTCCACCATTTCAAGGCAGGCTTCACATACTTCTTCTCGAAGTCAGGATACCGCTCGGACACCTTGAAGGGACGGGTGATGGTATTCTCACCGCTGCACACGAACTTCTCAGGGGCATCGTAGTCCTTGGGTTCGAGGAAGGAAGCGACCATGATAACCTCGTCCACGCCGAGAAGGTAAGCGTACAACGCCGCCTGCAAAGCGTAATACTCAGGAATATCGTCCTTCCAGTCCTCGACACGCTTGGAAGTCTTCATTTCGAGGACGGTAGTGGGCTTACCATCTTTGCCATAGAGCAAGTAGTCCCACATACCGCCGAGAACGGGGCTTTCCCTAAAGAAGTCACCGTAGGTCTGACGGAAGTAGTCTTTGCCCCAAATGTCGGTCGGTGTGACCAGATTGCTCATGAAGTAAGTCTGCTTCATGTACTCAGCCTGCTTAGGCTCGATGGTCTTACCAGCGATGGTGTAGATCGTGTCCTCGAAAGGCTTCTGATAGGTGCGGGTCACTTCGCACCAAATCTCGAACGGTGTAGACCACGGGTTCAGACCGAGGATAGTAGCAAAGCGAGTGCCGGTCAGCTTCTTCGGACGCTTGGGAGGGATAATCTGGATTTTGTTGCCGTCAAGCCATTCCATTTTTGTTTACCTCCTTATAATTCACAAATTCGTCAGCGGCACATTCCCGAACGGCAGTATCAGGGTCGTTACCGTAGAGCTTACAGCAATCCGCTTCCAAATCTGCATTGACGCACTTGCGACAATCAATTTCAATCATGCCTTAGCCCTCCTTCGCCGTTTTCATTTCGTAGCCAGCCAACATATTGTTCACGCCCTCGATCAGAGCGTCACACTTGTCGGCTTCGATCTTGGAGAAACCCTCGGTCTTCATAGCGATGGTCTGCACGAACTGTTCCTGCTCTGCGTCAATATCCATGAGCTTTTTCAGCAGACTTTTCAGCGTACCGACCTGTTCCTCAGTGGCAGCACCAGCAGGAGCGCCGGTCAGTTCCCTCTTGATTTCCTGACGCTGTTCAGTGGTTACAGGGGGCTTCTTGGTGACGGTGGGAGAGGGGGCGGGAGTCGTGTCAAACTCGCCGCTGTCGATACTGTCATGCTCCACAATGTCAAGAACGAGCTGCCACAGGTAGCGGCGAATGTAGGTGATGGAGCTGCCGGTCGCCTGCATTTCGTTTGTGACCTGATTACCAGCGTTGGACACGATGGGAGCGATGGGGGTGTACGGTGCAACAAAATCAATGAAGTCCTCACGGTCATTGACATTGTAGACACGAGCGGTCGCCTTATCGCCGTACATGGACGGAACCATCATCAGACCGATTTCAAGGAAAATCTGCTCGGCCTTGGGAACAATGTCCGCCAGCTCGAAATACTTATATTCGAGCTTCATGTGCTTGCCACTCTTGTCCACGCCAGCTTCGAGGAAGCGCACACGGGCAAGCTGCAACTTCTTGAACACATTCATGGTGGAATAATCCACCGCCGCAGTCTCAGCGGCTTTCTTGGTAGTAGCCATATTTATACCTCCAACATTTCTAATAATTTTTTCTTAATGGAATTGACTTTGCGGGTGTTCCTTCGCCGTCTCTCTCCGAGAAAATCCATAATTCTCTTTTCGGTTGTGGCGATATACCACTCTCGGTCAATCTCATCAAGGGATAGATGGTTGTCATTGTCCACCAGACAATGATCGGGGATATTGCCGATTTTCTTGTAGCTTTCGCCTTTCAGAGCATAAAGCGTACCGAACCATTGGCGATCTTTGAACGGGTCTACGGCGTACACACGGTTGACTCTCTGGACTTGTACCTCACGATTGCCTATCTTCTGGACAACACCGTCATAAGAAGAACCGGCTTTTGCGATGATCTGAAAATCCATAATATCGGTACTATCCATGATTGTTTCTCGAACAGGAACGCCTTTCGTGAAATAGTCAATCAGGGCTTTCTTGACAATGACCATCGAATTGTTAATCTGCCATGCACCTTTCGAGGTTGCGCCGTAGCTAACATACGAGCCAACTGACTTGACCTTGCCGTTGGTCTTTCGGAGAATAAGGTTATTGACATCTTTAATCCAAACCTCGTCAATCTCGTCCAGTTCCAATTCAAACCCCGTGGTTTGCTCCCACGCAGCACAGACGCTATCCACAATGGGAACCTCGTCAGCGTCAATCTCGTACATCAGACCGTCCGTGTTGAAGTTCAGCAAGACGATCGACTTACACGCTTGAAGCAACTGAACAAGCAGCATTGTCAGGAAAAGCTGTCCCGATATTCGCATGGAACGGGTTTTCAACGGGTCGTAGAGGTCGTTGTAGCGGTTTTCCTGCGCCCCCGACACCGTGTTGAGCGGGAGCTTCAAGTCCTTCGCCAACTGGTCATTACCGTCATGCTTGGCCTGTATGCGTTCCTTGCGAATGTTGTAGAACACATGGGGGTCAGGTACATTCCGAGAAAGATATTGGAACAATTCCAACAGTGAAGGGTACAGCGATGAAACATCTCGGTTTTGGATAACCCGCTTCGCCGTAGATTTGCCGTGATACCCTTTAACTGAGCCATGAACGCCGCCCCACGCATACCGGCAAGGGAAATTGCCAAACTTGTAGGTCAGAGCGGTTTTGAAAAGAACTTCGTCAGGGATTGACTTGTCGTGAATGGTGTCGAAGAAATCCAAAATCTCTTGCGGGATAATGGACACATCTAACCTTGGAGGATAGGCATAATCTCGACCATCGTTCCACTCTCTACGCCTTGCGTTCAGCATAAGTGCGGTTAGCTTGGCATTGGTACAGGACAGGGCTTTTTCGTCCGAGATACCCACTCTGCGACCGAGATTGATCTTCGTCTGCAAATACGATTGTCGGAGGTCTACCAGCTTTTCGGTAGCGTCAACATCGTGCTTGCAGTAAAAAATCGTTTCGTCCAGTTCTTCATTAGTCAGAGGACGGTCAAGGTCAAACGGCACAGAACTTTCAACCACCGACATTCCCAAATGCCCCTCACAGGCTTTCAGCGAAAGGCCCTCGTACATATCGTCACGAATATCAAACGAGGTCACGAATACGGGATTGTCCCGCATAAGAGGATGTTGCCAGCCCTGTCCGCCATCAATGAGGTAGTCACTTAGAGCTTTTACTTCCTGTGGGGTGAAATCGGCAGCAACAGCTTTCAAAATGAAATTGTCATACGCCTTGTTATTGAAACCACAGAGAAGCGGTTGTTCTCGAAGAAACTGCCAGATTGCGTCATTGTCGTTGTGAATGACTGTATATTCGCCTGTGTCTTTGTGCTTGAACACGAACAGCCAGTCATCTTGAAAGACTGCTATTCGCAGTCGAAGATAAAGAGATTATCCATGACTGCAAACATCACCTCCCCATTGGTCAGCCATCGCCTTTGCAATACCGGGGAAAGTTTTGCTTCTCAGCTTTGCCCGTTCCTCCTTACTTCCACCGCAATCCATTTCCCAACAGGAGTAGCGGACAGTTCCGTTTTTCAAAACCATCTTTCGTCCCTTAACCGGTTCCACGATGTTTGTTGGCTTCAAGGGGCGCACCCCTCTTTCCCACAGACAGGTTTTCTTGGTTACGGCGTGTCCGAACTGAAAAGGCTGAACAATTTGCGAATACTCAGGCAGGCAGAAAATCTTAGAAGGAACTGGATTTTCAATAACCACCCTCGGAATATCCGCATACCAGAAACGCATAAACAAATCTCGTGCCAAAATACCCTTTTGCACTCGATCTGGCTGCAACTGACCGCCTTTCCAAATGTGTCTTGCCCCAGCGTTTGTCAGGTAAGTACATGGCGGATGTGCAATCAGCAAATCCCATTTACCAACAGCATGAACCTGTCCGTCCATTGTAGTTACGCTTCCGCCTTTAACGGCTTCGAGAGCGTCACCGAGAATGTGCCATTCGGGGTGTCCGCCTGACGGTTCCTGAATATCACATGAGTAGGCTTCGTGACCTCTCTCTCTGAACGCAGTACAAACCGCTTGACTTTCTTCACAAGCGACCAAAACTTTCACTTCGACACCTCCTGTTCGATAAATTTACAACCGCACTTGCGGTAGGTGGTACACCGCTTTTTGTAGCTTCGCACGAGGTACTGGATACCATCGTCCACATAGTCATAGGCGATGGGTTCCCCCTTTCCCTCGAAGGTACGAGCGATACGACCAATGCTCTGAGTTATCACAGCATAATCCTTCTGCGGTGTGGTCAGGTACAGACGGTCGAGCCGGGGAATATCCAAGCCCTCCTTTGCCAGAGAGTAAGTGGCGAACAGATACCGCTTGCGCCCCTGCCGCATTTCCTCAATGGCCTGCTCTCGGAGAGCCTTGGCTTTCTTCGTGGTCATCTTCCCATCAATCATGACCGCCTGTTTTCTCAGGTCGGGCGGAAGACGGTTCATCAGGGTTTCCAAGTGCGTCAGCCGGTCGGAGAGAATGAGATTGTAGTGATCTCGATTTGCCACGAGGTCAGCGACAATCAGGTTGTTCCGGGGATAACGGTCAGCGAGGAAATTGACCAACTTAGCGTAAATGATCGTACCGTCCGTGTCCAAGAACTCACGGCTGAGTCCTTGATGTGTGGCACGGGGTAGAACGCTGACGGTCATAATTTTGTCTTTCACCGCTTCCTCCGGCACCTGATAGGCAATCCCACCCAGCAGAGCGTAGGTGGCGGCAATCATACCGTCTGCTCGATGAACCGTAGCGGACAGGCCGTACTTGTGTCGAGCTGCCAAAGCGTTCAACACCTTTGAGAACTGCGTCATAGCGGTCGGGGTTCCGGCTACACGGTGGCACTCGTCCACGATGATACAATCCCAAACATCACGGTACTGGTTCAAATCGAGGTTGCACATGGTCTGTACCGTTGCGAAGGTGATTGCCTTACCAATTTGAACCCTACCTTCGGTAATCGTGCCAGTCAAAGAAGGACTCATGTACTGCTCCGCTCGGCTTTTACTCTGTACGAGCAAATCCCGTGTATGAGTCAGCCAGAGTGTTCTTCGGCCTGTATCCGCCGCAACAGCAATTCCAATCTGTGTCTTACCACACCCAGCAGGGGCTTGAAGAATACCGTAGTAGGCCGTTATCAGGGCTTCCTTGGCTTCCACTTGGTAGTCATAGAGCGGAATAGTGCAACCGAAGTCCACCTCGGTCGGTGTAGGAAGATTGATCTTCATGTGGCAATCGTCCATCGCCAGCACATCATTCAGACAACCATAGGGGAGAACCAGTGTGTCACCGTCCCATTGGAACAGGTACAACTTCTCAGGGGTGTTGCCGACCCAAAAGTGCATACGGACTTTCTTGGCGTACTCAGGATTGGGAAGAATAAGCTGCTTCTTGCACCATGTAAGCAACTGCTCAGACGGGTTTTCAATTCGGAGCTGATTGCCAACAGTTACTTGCATTGGGACACCCACTCTCCGAGAGTGATACCGTATCGCCTAATATCGTTGGCAGACAGCACAGTTCGCAAAACGGACAATTCCAAAAGCGTAGAAAAGGAGATAAATCGAACTTCACCGGTTATCAACCTAATTGCAAACCAGCCCTCTCCATTCCCGGTTTCTTTCCAGAGCGTCATAGCGGAAAACTGGTTTTCTTCGATACGCTCCATCTTGAAAATGTTCTTGGAACAATCCTTACAGTCAATGGGATAGCTGACACCGTTTCGAGCCGCAATCACATCGAACGGCTGACCTTGACTGTTCTGAGCGAGATTGTGCGCCCAAAAGCCACAACCCGACAGGCTCAGGCATAAGTCTCTTTCAAAACCAGCGCCAACCTTGCGATTGACATTCATGTTTTCACTCCTTTCACCGCCCCTAACGGGGCGGGATTTACGAGATACCCGATCAAATGCAGAAGCCGAAGGACACGCCAGAGGAGGTGCTGGCGTTGTTATAGTTGGCGCTGCCGGTGTTGCTCACACTACAGAAGCCGCTGGTGTCGCCGGAACCAGGAGAACGCTCCCATCTCCAATCTCTCTCACCATTCTGCTTGCACTTGCCATAGGGCGTGTTCTCTCGCTTGTACCACTCGTACCACTTACCCTCATAACCGCAGGAATAAATCTTGCGACCGAAGACCTCCTGCTCAGAAAGAACGAACAGCTTGTCAACGGAAGGAACCCGCACTTCGTTCCTGCTGCTCTTGGCGGTCATCTTTACCACGGGCTTGATGACCGCTTTCAGATCAGCGGGAAGTTGCTTCTCGAAGAAGTTGCCGTTGAGCTTGGCACGGAGATAGGAAGCGTCCCAGCCGCCCTCATTGGTAGGCTTCTCATTCATAGGAATGTCACCGTCAAGGGTTTCCACGGTTTCAAAGGTGATATGAACCATGCTACCGTCACTTGCGTAATCATGGTTGAACCCGATGATACGGGCAGTCAGGTAGGAGCCATCAGCCAGACGGAATTTCTTGGTGTCACCGACCTCGAACATCTTGTCGGCAAGGCCGAAGGAGGAATACATATTGATCTCGTCCCAAGAACAGTCCTCCAACTTGCATCGCTTCGGGGAAGGGCGACCGCCGAACATGACACCATATACGGAATTGAGGTGAAGTTTGACGGTATCGGTATCGACATAGCCCGTAGGCATGAGGGTTTCGATCATCTTCTTCTGAGAAGCGATGGTTTTCTCCATCTTCTCGAACTCGTCAGCGAGTTTCGCAATCGTACTATTCATAAAGTTCTCCTTTACAAAATGATAGGTTCTGATATAATCAGATTTAGCTTTTACGCTTGCCGTTGATGGAAGTACCAGTTCCGTCAGCGGCTCTTTCTTTTTCTCGGCGGGGCGGGATAAAACGCACCGGACAGCTCACAGAACAACCAGAAGCAGCCAAGACCGATACCCATGTGAACCATGCCTGCGCCGATGGTCATTGTGTCTTGCTCTACCGCACCAACGACACCTAACAGGTAGAAAAACGAGAGAAATGCCAATACTCCAAATACCTTTTTCATTATCCGTTCCTCCAAACCATAGGTTTCCATTGATACGGTGTTCCGTACTTCTGCTCGTACCAGCTCTCAAACTGCTTGCGGTTCGCTTCGTCCTTGAAAAACTCTCGGACAGATCGAGCAAGGAGTGAGCTGAACGCTTTGGCCTGTCCTCGCACTTCCGGGGCAAATGCACTGTCGCTCATGACGCACCGCCAATCTGCCGCTCGTACCAGTCCAGAATGTCGATAGACTCTGCGATGATCTTGTCCACAGAAGGGCCGTTACGAGTTCCTGCGAGAATTGCACTCAGGACAGGGCCGTTCGTTTCAATTCCCCGCTTTCGGAGCATATCAATCAACCATGCAAACGACAGGTGATTGACGCTCAGGCGATAGCGAATTTTCTCACGCTCTTTCACAAAACCTCTCCTTTCTTTGAATTGAGAACAATATTTATTGACAACCAGTGGGCGTAATGGTACAATTTACTTGCCAGACAATTAAACCATTGACCACAGCAACCGCCGAAAAAAAAGAAAACCTTTCGGGGGTCGGGTTTTTGTTGTCAAAATCTCTTGTTCACAATCCAAAGTATATCCTACCTTTGTAGGATTGTCAATAGCAAATCCTAAAAAAGTAGGATATTTTTGAAGGAGGTATTTATGAACACAAGCCGTATTAGAGATTTAGCCAAACAACAAGGGAAAAGTGTCACCTACATTTGCAAACTTATCGACCGCCCCAAGTATTATTTGAACGATGTAGATAAAAAGCCTGACCGCATGATTTCCGATGAAGACTTGAAAACTCTCGCTATCAATCTTGGGACAACGGCTGAATATTTGAAAGGTGAAACTGACGACCCTCTCTTTCACTTGTCCTCTGTTGGTTTGACCACCGAACCTTATGAAAAAAATTGCAAGCGACCTATTTTTGGTCATGCGTCCGCAGGAAAAGGTGTCATCGCTCAGCAAGAAGCATTGGGGTATGAACAAGTTGACCCCGAATATGACTGTGACGATTGTTTCTGGTTGCAAGTGGACGGAGATAGTATGTCGCCAGTCTTAGACGATCACGATTTAGTGCTGGTTAAAAAGGACACACCTCCTGAAACAGATACTCTTATGGTTGTCATTGTTGATGACGAAGAAGGATTTGTTAAGAAAATCAGCATTGATGAAGATACTGTGACCCTTCGCTCTTTTAATCCACACTATCCTCCCCGTGTTTTTGGCGGTGTTGAAATTGGACGATTGCGCTTTGTCGGTAGAGTCATGGAGTTAAAAAGGAGATTTGCATGAAAAAATTTCCAATCGACCTCTCCTGTCTGACAGAGGAAGAAATCTCTCAATTTCAGGAGGACCCATATACACTCTACAATGGAGATCAAAATGTTGCTATCTACCTTCGGTATAGCTCCACAGGCCAAAGTGACCAATCCATTGAAGGGCAGCTTCGTGACTGCCGCACCTTCTGCAAAGCAAATCACTACCGCATTGTGGCAATCTATGTTGATCGAGCAACGACCGCTCGTAAAGATGTGGAAAAGCGGGTTCACCTCATGGAAATGATTTCGGATAGTGCAAAGCAGAATTGGGAATATGTCATCGTCTGGAAGCTCGACCGTTTTGCTCGTAACCGAAATGACAGTGCGATTATGAAAATGCGTCTGCGGAAGAACGGCGTGAAAGTCCTCTCCGCCACAGAACACCTCACCGACAGCCCTGAGAGTATCATCTTGGAATCTGTGTTAGAGGGTATGGCTGAATTTTTCTCTGCCGAGCTGTCACAGAAGGTCACGAGAGGTATGCGTGAGTCTGCCTTGAAGTGCCACAGCGTAGGCGGTCATATTCCCCTTGGATACAAGGTGGAAAATCATAAGTTGGTTGTTGACCCTGACACCGCCCACATCGTTCAAGAAGCGTTTTCTCTTTACGCCAACGGCGAAAGCGTAGCTGACATTTGCCGAAAGTTTAACTCTGCCGGATATAAGACTGCCAAAAACACGGAGTTCAACCGCAGCAGCTTTAAGGCCATGTTCCGTAACACTCGTTACATCGGCACTTATACCTACAAGGATATTGTCATCGAAAATGGTATTCCCGCCATCATTGATAAGGAGCTGTTTGAAACGGTACAGCGGCGGCTTTCTAAGACTGCCACAGCCCCGGCAAGGGGCAAGGCTAAGGTAGATTACCTCTTGTCTGGGAAGCTGTTCTGCGGTCATTGTGGGGCTTCTATGAACGGTGAAAGCGGAGCCGGTAGGCACGGCAAGGTCTACCACTACTATTCCTGCTACACGAAAAAGAGGAAACTTGGGTGTGACAAGCGGCCTTTAAAAAAAGATTACATCGAAGGAATAGTAGCCCGTGACGCTCTTAACCTTTTGACCGATCAACTCATTGATGAAATCGCAGACATGGCAATCCGACAGAGCGAACAGGATTTGATAAACGACACGCACATTCCGCAGTTGACCGCTCAACTGTCAGAGGTCGAAAAGTCAATCACGAATATCACCGCTGCCATCGAAAAGGGTATTGCTTCTGAAACATTGATGAACCGCCTTGTCCAACTCGAACATGAGAAAAAGACCATCAACAAAGAGATTAAAGCTGAGGAAAAATTCGTCTACCGAATTGACCGTGACCAAATCGTATTCTGGCTGAGTCAGTTCAAATATGGGAATATCGAAGATGAAAATTTCCGCAGGCGGCTCATTGATTTGCTCGTTAATTCTGTTACAGTGTGGGACGAACCTGACGGGTATAAAATCACCACTGCATATAACCTAACCTCTTGCAAAACTAAGACTTTCCGGGTAGAAAAGAACCCCGCCACCGAAGAAGCGACAGGGTTCGATTTTGGGGAGTCTGAGTGTACCATTGAGCGCATATCCGAACCCTACATTGTGTGGGGAACGGTATTCGTTCAAACCAAAAGACACTCCTTACCTTAATCGGTAGGGAGTGTCTTCTTTTATTCTTCGCCGGAATACCCGTTCGCTCTGGCGCATTTCAGCGCACCCAAGATCATCTTGTCCTGAGCCAGTGTTCGTTCTTTCAGCTCATAGAGTGGAGTACGGCGATGATCGTCCCATTCAATGAGCTGCTTTTTGTCGTGAACGACTTGACCCTCGTAGAGATTGATAACCTTGTCGAGCGTGATTTCTTTCAGCACTTGCATTTTCTCACCCCTGAGCGTCCTCGTCTGAGGTTTCTTTTGCCTTGACCTTAATGCCGTACAGAATGGCGAGTTCGGCAGTCCAAGCCGCAAACCAGCCGACCGTCAATTCTGTGTCAACCGTGTGACCGCAGGCGTTCAAAATCAGAACCACAACGGCATACCAAGTCAGATTGAAGATGGACAAGATCGTGAACTTCGTGCGCTTTCTCATTCTTTTCTTCCTCGGCTTAGGTTGCACTCGTTTACCACCCATAGGAAGCCCTCTCAGCGACTCAGGAAGCGTTCATGCACGAAGCCAGTATAATTTACCCTCTTGTGCGAGAAAGCCACATAGAGCCATTTAACGCCGTTTACAACGGTGTAGTAGCCATAGTTCTTGACGGTGGTTCCCTTGGGAATTGTCACCAGCACTCTACTGTCCGTCCTGGCAGCGTCACGGACATTCAGGCCAGCGCCAGCGGTCACGGTGTAAGTGCCTGCCACAGCCTTATTGAAAGACCGAGCAACACCCTTCGCCTTGACCTCGGTGGTAGGAACGGGCTTGACCGTTTCGGGCTGTGCGGGGGTCACGGTTTTGTCGTAGGTCACATAGGGGAGGTGTCCGTGCTTCTTCCACATACGGGTATTGTACCCGTTCTTCTTCCCGATGTTGCCGACAGCGGTGATCTGCACATTGTTCGCCCAACGAGGGGAACACTCGACCGCAAGACCGTTTCCGATATACACGCCGATGTGTCCCGTAGTCCACACCACTTCGCCGGGGTCAACCTTGTCCCACCCGGAAGCAGTAGCGTCCTTGCACTTCGTAATCATGGTGTCTGCACCAATGTCAGGTACGCCGTTGGTGGCGTATTTTGCGCCGCCGTAGGACTTGGTTTTATCACCAGTCCAGCCCCACAAAACGGCTTTGATAAGGTTCACACAGTCAAAGCCGAAGGTGTCAGGGGTCGCCGCCATAATCATAGAGGTACGAGCTGCCGCCATGTTGTAGGGGTGGTTCTTGATATACCGAGACTTGTTGGTGTCAGTCAGCGGCGCACCAAAGCAGCCCATGACATACAAGGTCTTGTAGTGCTTGGCAATATCCACGACCTTGGCGACCAGTTCACTTGATTTCATCATAGCTCTTGTCCTCCTTGGTAGCGTCCAAAATGGCCTTGAACTTTGTAAATGCTTCTGCGATGTACTTACATGACACCATAAGTACCGCACCAATAATCACCAAATTGCTGAAAATATCCACATACTCAGTCGGAATTTCCCACCCGACCATATCCGCAAACAGCGGCAGCGTGGTAATAGCGACACACAGCAGGGTCAGACCGCAGACAAAAGCGGTGATCTTCAAGCCGGAGTTTATCAGCTTTTCCTTGCTGAACGGTTCCAGCAGGACTTTGATGTTGTAATACAGAGAAAAGGACACATTGGAGAAGTAGGCACACAGGAAAATGAGCATAGCCCAGCCGATGTTCGTCAGGTTGTGTAAAATGGTTTCGAGCATAATTTTTACCTCCAATTTTTTAATTTAGGTGACTTAGGTGAGTAATCGGGCGTTTTTCCTATAAACTCCCTCTTATACACGCATATTAAGAGAAAGTTATAGGGATTTTGACCCGATTACTCACCTTTCTCACCTGATTTTCGGGTCAGGCAGGCTTGTGAAAGCCCTCCAAGTCCTTGATACGGTGGTTGATGACCTTGATCTGTTCCTCAACCACAGGCACACGCTTCGCAAAATTGTTGTGTTCCCGCACTTCACGGGTCAATTCGTCTATCTTGGTTTCGATAACCGCCTGCTGTTTGTCCAGTTTTGCGTCAACCTTGCTGGCGGACTTGCTGGACGAGTAGATGATACCAAGCAGGCTCAGGCCACCCGTGATAATAGCAACCAGAATTGCGTCACTCATGTCCTGCCCTCCCTTACTCGCCGGTGTATTCTTCCCAGCCAGCCGGATAAGCGTCCGGGGAATACACATTCCCGTCAATCAGGCTGCGGTACAACTTATCGTTGTAACTCACGATGTCGCCCTTGTTGTAAGCGTCATGAGCGCCGGTGGGCTGAGTCCACACGGGATAACCGGAGGGAGTCAGGCCAATCGGAGTGTAGAGGGCGGGAAGTGTGTCAGGTTTCCAATCTGCTTGGGAAGTGTGCGCCTGTACTACCTTGTAGAGCTGCGGGTCGCCTACACCGTTCACACCGTAGGTGAAATAATCACCAACAGCATAGGCATGACCGACCTGATAGGGGTCATAGATGGTTGCAATCACCATCGCAGAGTCTTCGTCAAGGCTTTTGGCGAACATCTGAACAGCCTTGCGGAACTGCTCAGAATTACGAATGTCGTTCGGGTCAGTCAGCAGAGCGGTCAGACTGGAAGCGTAAATGCCATCGTCCACTTCTTCGACCGAAACCGTTTCAGCACCGTCCAGTTCGGGGTGTCCGTTGACATGGTACACGGTGCCGTTCAAGGCAATACCCTGTGCATTGTCCTCGACCGTCAGGCCGTAGCAGCCGTTTTCCTGCATACATACCCAAGTTAGATTGCTCACAATGCCGAGAACTGCGTCCTTCTTGATGATTTTATACATGGCTTTTCCAACCTTTCTCGTCCGGGTAGAACCCGTACAATGATTTGAAATATTGATTGGTGCGCTGCCGCACCTTGAAGCTGTGACCTCGCTTCATGTGACCGTTGTAGGAGTCCACGGAACACCGAATGTCAGCCAAGGTCATTTCGCCCCGGTCGAGCTTTCCTCGGAAAGCCCTGAGCTTGTGTCGAACGATTTTTGTTGAGTCCTTGTTCATCTTCCGAACAACCTTGCCGGTCGGTGTGATGATGAACCTCGTTTTCAACCAGCGGTAATAATCTCTGAGAGGAATGACCCTTGTCTTCTTCAAATTCAGTTCCAGACCGCACTTCTCGCAGATGATCTTTAACCCGTCCATGCAGAGATATAGGTCATCAATGTCAGGGCTGATTGCCACACCATCGTCCATGTATCGCTCATAGGCTTTGATACGGCAGACCTCTTTGAAGTAGTGGTCGATCATATTGGGAAGCATAAGGGCGTTCGTCTGAGATACCTGACTGCCAAGACCCAAGCCCACAGAACCGAAGTCTGTAACAAAGCTGTTCGCAAGCTCCCTGATTTTCGGGTCATGAAGTCTACGGTCGGCTTCACGGAACAGCGGCTCGTGTGGAGCTGAGTCAAAGAAGCTGTGAAAATCGTAAAGCAGAACCCCTCCTTCCAGACCGTACTTCCTGTAATGCCGTTGAAGGTAACAGGTCATACGGCGCAGGGCGAAGTCCATACCTCGGTGCTTCAAACTGGCTGAGTTGTCATAGATGAAACAGGCCGAATAGATGGGAACTAAGCAGTAGTCACACAGACACTTTTGAACCGCTCGTTCCGTGATATGGACTGATCGGATATACCGTTTCTTCCCTCGCTCCATGATGGTGAAAGCGTGAAAACCACGGTGCTTGAAGGTTCCGTTTTGAAGTTCACGGTGGGTCTTTGCGATGATCGGAATGATATTGCCGATATACCGTTGAGTTGAGTTTTTCCAGTAGACACCCTTACAGCATTTCTTCCCGGAAAGGTAAAGGTGTCTGAACGAAAAGACTTCATCGAAATCACCACATTCTTTGCTTCGCCGCAGACGAGCTTCGTCCCGCTTGGCTTTTCTGCGTTGATAACGGGCTTCTCTCCGTTCTTCACTTGTCATAGAAGGTTCCCCTCCGTACAGTCTTATTGTCGGGTACGGGTTCTAACTGCTTGTAGTACCAGCCATGAAATGAGCTACCGTACAATCGCTCACCATGCAAGAAGCGTCCGGCTGACTACATCGGACGGGGTGTTTTGGCTTGGTAGCCGGGAACAAGCCCTCCCTCTGCAAAAGGTACTGATTTCGCCCAAAGGGGTTACTACGACTGACCTATGCGAAGTTGCAGAGTCCGAAGGACACGCCATTGGAGTTGCTGGCGTTGTTATTGTTGGCGTTGCCGTTGTTGTTCACATTACAGAAGTTGTTGGTGTTGCCGGAATTAGGAGAACGCTCCCACCAGTTGTTCGCAGAAACGGTAACAATTACAGGGCTTGACCCAATGAAAAACTCATGCCGGGAGGTCTTTATACCTCTCGTGGTCAGCTTTCCGAACCTTGGAGATAAGCTGTGCTTCGTCCGTGATGTACTCTCCAAATTCCTTCATGGCGTGGTCAATCCACGGACACTTTTCAGGATTTTGGAGAATAGCGTCATAGAGCAAAGTCAGCTTCGGGCTGAGATTTTGAAGGGCGATGTTGGCGTTAATCAGGTGATCTCGCCGCATTTGCGCTTCATGCTGATTGTGCGGATAGATGTTGTTCGCCGCTCGTACTTCCTCGTGAACCGTGGAAGCCAGCTCAAAGATACGGTTTGTCAGCAGAGGTGCGTATCTTTTAGGAGCCTTGGTGCAGACGGAGAAAGCGTGAAGCTCTAACCGTCTGGCGGTTTCGATGAACTGCATGGAGCTTTCGCCACGCATAGCTTTGATGACTGACACGCCAACATTCCTTTCTTACACCGCCCCTGACGGGGCGGGATTGGTGTTGATGAAACCGGGGATTAAACGCAGAAGCCGAAGGACACGCCATTGGAGGTGCTGGCGTTGTAATTGTTGGCGGCGCCGCTGGCGTTCACCCTACAGAAGTAGCCGGTGTAGCCGGAAAGAGGAGAACGCTCCCACCAGTAGCTCGCAGAACCATTGACCTTCTTAATGGTGCTGTTGCCAGCGGTGTAATACTCGTATTGCTTACCCTCACCAGCGTAAGAATACTGAGTAGCACCAAAGACTTCGATCTCGGACAGAAGGAACAGCTTGTCGGAAGTGGTTTCCAGACCGGAACTGTTGTTACCTACGCTGGTCACTTTGTTGACGAACTTCAACACGCTTTTCAGGTCAGAGGAAAGCTGGTTCAGCAGCGTTGCCATTGTGGAGGTACGCATAGTGGAACCACGCCAGCCGTTCACATTGGTATTGGAGCCGTTCATGGAATAGGTCGTGTTCAAACAATCGACCAACTGGAAGGTGATACCAGCCTTGGTGCGGCTACCGTCTGCGGTGGTCAAGGTGTCATGGTCAAAACCGATGATCTGTGCCGCATAGGTCACGCCGTTGACGGTAATGTTCTTCTTGTCACCGACCTTCCAGTAATTCGCCGCCTGACCGAACTTGGAAACAGCGGCGATGTTGTCCCAAGAGGTAGCTTCCAGCGTAGCACCAACTACAAAGGGATAGACATACACGATACCGATGACTTCCAGCGTGTAAACCTTGGTTTTCTGAGAACCGTTGTAAGTAAACACGATAGTCCAGTCACCCAGCTCGGTCGGGTACAGAGTGGCATAGCCGGTCGAAGCAACCTTGCCGGTCAGAGTTTTACCGCCCCTGCTCATGGTGACGGTCGAGCCTATATCAGCGATGACACGCACCTCGGCGGGAGAACCCTTCTGGCTCAAAGCATACAGAGCGTCATTCACCGTGGGGTCGCTGCCGCTCAGTTCCAGTGCCGACTTGGTGGTGTCGGACAGCATATTTGCCTTGGTCAATGCGGTGCCGACCACATCACAGCCTGCGGCGTTCAGGCCAATGTCGAGGGTGGCGGTTCCGGCGAGAAGCTGTGTGCGCCATTCCTCAAAGGTTGCAGGCATATCGGTAGGAGCCTTGATAGAACGGGACTTACCGTTGCCCTTGATGACAGTATCTTTCATGAAATTTCCTCCTTACTCTCCGCAGTTATACAGACCAACATAGGCGAAAGCGTCCACCGTGCGGTCGATCTTGGAATACAGCTCGGTTTCCACCTCGGTCAGCGTTGTGTCGATGACATACAGGAGATATTCAATGTTGTTTGCCGTGGAAAAAGTGAGATTGTCCAGACTGGACGGAACCAGAGGTGCGTCCGAAGGAAGCGTAAGCTGTTTACGGAGAACCGTCAGGTTGTTCAAGTAGGCTTTCACGAGAGATTGGGTGGGCGTATCACCCATCGCCCAATTCGTCTTTGCCGCAACCACCACCGAGGAAGGGTCATACGGAACATGGTAGATCGGGTCATCAGCGACTCCTTTCTCCGCTCGGTATGCCGCCAACTGTCCGGGGAGAGAAGTCATGCGGTTGGCGATATAGGCTACTGCCTGCCCCACACGGTTCATGTCCCCGTAATTGTAAGCGCCCTTCATGCCAGCCATGTACTCGGTCTTTTCCTCAGCGGAAAGGCTCGAAAGCCCTTCCGTGAGGATTTTGTTTTTCAGGGTAAAAACCCTGTCTACATCGGCCTGTGTGCGGTCATAGACGAGATTATCAATAATACTCATATCAGACCTTTCACCTTCAACTTTCCGCTCAGAGAGCCGTTAAATGTGATCTCGTCCACCAAGATCAATGCGTCCATTTCATCGGTGTAGAGCGTCTGCAAGCCAATCACATCGCCCACTTCCAACTCAGGATTGCCACGGTAGCTTGTCTGATAGGTGTTTCTCATTTGCAGATACTTTTTTACCTGATCGGCAAGAGCGGCGCACATCGTATCGTTGGTGATAAGGGGGTTTTCCTCCTTATCAATTTCTCCATCGAGAGCCACGGGGTAGGAAACGACCACCGAGTTCTCAGACAGAGTTTTGCCGGTAATGACTACGGTTTTAGTGCCGGAGGATAACACCAAATCCGCAGCTCTGGCGTAAATGTTGGAGGATACCAACGAACCGCCAGAAACAGAGATAGAAACATCTTGTGCAAGACCAGAGAACTCGACATGAAGCTGAGTTTCGGTGGTCGTTCCCTCGAAAAGTTTGGTGGTATCATTTGCCGCCGTATACGCATACTTAGCGACAGACACCGCTTTGAGTTGGTCGATCTTTGCGATGGATTGGGAGTCCTTATCAATCGAGTCAAAGTCCAGTGTGAAGTCCGTTTCACGGTAGTAGAGCTTACTCACCCGCATACGGCGATACGGTAGGCCACCGTTCATCGTGACCTCGATCTCGGTGCAGTCAATCGCCGCTTCGCTGTTGACGAACACCTCCGCCGAAGTGATACCCGTCACGGTCTGCGTGTCCAGCAGCTTCGTCCCGGCGTAATACTTCACCTGAATAGAGGTGGGGTATTCGTCTAAGGGAGTATCAAAACGGAGAGCCAGCACGGGAAGATCGTGAGAAACATCAAAGGTCTTGGTGAAGGTCGGCTTCGTGGTATAAGTGCCATCTGCCGCAGTCATCGCTTCGCTGATAAACCCTCGACCGGAGGGGTCGGTGTCTTCGACAATGACCTGATCTCCACCGTTCAGTGTCCAGCGGTTCAGTTCCAACGCAGCATAGGTGTTACCGACCTTGTTTCCACGGTCAACAGTGTCCCACTCGCTGTACCACAGATGACCGTTATCCGCCCACACGCCGCTGTAAATACCAACCACAGTCACGCCGAAGGGCTTAATGTGAATGATATTGTCATCGTCTGTAAACAGACGGCAACGGCAGGCGTGAGCGATCAGTTGCAGACAGTTCATGTGCGAGTCAATAGGAAGCGCCGCCGTAGTGAACATTTGCTTCAAGGCCGGGTCAATTACCCAAGGGTGCGTACCCTGCGCTGTCAGCGTCAGGTCTGCGTCCAAAAGCACTTCCTCAGCCATGTCGTAGAAGTTTTTGGAACCGAGCTTACTCTTGTAGAAGGTTCCGGTCAGACTTCCAACCAGACCTGTCCCTGTGAAGGTGGCCTGATTTTTGGCGGCTTTCGGTTTGCTGTTCAACACATACTTGTCAGCTTTCAGCCACTCGACCTTACCCGTGGGAAGCATATAACCGTATCGGAGAGCGATCGGCGACTTCTTATCCAGATAGGCATAAATGCCTTTCGGGTTATCCGGGTCATAATTGTGTTCGTAATCCAAAAGAACGAACTGCATGGTTTCCTGCGGCAGTCTGCGGGAGAGTGGGTCTACATCGTGAGACTCCTTGATGGAAACAATGTCATCGTTTCCAAATTTCTTCTGCACACCGTAGAGAACCTGTTGCAAGCGAGGGCGGCGGTACGGGAGGGTGTTCCCCATCGTCAACACAATCTTGTCACAAGAAGCGACCTTCGTGTTGATGACCAACTCTGTTCCCTCTACGGGAAGGGTCAGACTTTCCAGCACCGCACCATTCAGGTAGAAATCAACCGTCACGGTGTCAGGCCATTCCTGATAGCGAGTGTCAAAAGTCAGGGTGATACCGGGGAAGGTATGAGGATTGCTGAAAGCACGGGTCAGCACCGCAGGGGTGGTGAACTTGCCCTCAGCATCACTCATGTGGCTCGAAACAAAGCCGTCATACATCGTCCCGGAAGAAGGAACGATGACCGTATTTCCGTCCAGCGCCCACCGGTTCAGCTCCAACGCCGCATAGGACTCCTGATAATCATATCCGTAGTCCAGCGTGTCGAACTCAGAATATCTTTGCGCCCCGTTGCTGACCCAATTACCGTCTGTTGCCGCTGCCGTGTCCACCTGAGAGAAGGTGATCTCTACAAAGGACTGCTCACGGAGCAAAGACTTCATCGACAGCTTGTAAGCGTTGCTTACCTGTTTCACGGCTGCACCTCCTTAGAACGGTTCGCCGCAGTCAATGATGTTGACTTTGCAGTTGATGTAGTCCGCAGGAAGCCCCGTGTTCGGGTCAAGATGGTACGGAGTCGCCGTGCGGTCGCCGGGATACATCTTTCGGGTTGTCCAGCGGTTGTTTACCATGTCGGGATAAGTGACCGTCACAAAGAAGTTCTTGTCAAAAATCTGCAACATGGCAGACCACTGTTCCGCTGTCAGATAGCCCCAAAAGAGGTTGTTGAGCTTCTGTTGATCTCTGCCGACCTTCTGGCCTACCACAACGCCGTTGGCATTTCTGGCAGAGTCTACGATAGTGGCAGACAGCAGCTCTAAGCCCCTGCGGGGCTGAGGAAACTTTGTGCCATTGATTGTAATGAAACTTTGCATTTCCTCAGCCCTCCTTAGTAGGCATTGGCGAACACGCCAGTAGATACTTGCCGACCACGCTTCTCCTTGTAGCGGTCGTAGGAATGGCCGATCTCATTGTCGCCAATGACAACGGACATATCCTTTTCTTCCACAACATTCAGCAGAGCGTAGATAGCGGCGATCACGCCATCGTTGGCAACGGACACGCCTGCGGAGATACCCTCAACGATCTGGTCATTGTTGGCAACCGCTGTTCTGCGCCCCATCGCACCGACCATTTCCGCACCCGCTTCACGGGCGATAAAGAGCTGTCCTTCATTCGGGAAACCGCCGTCTTCAAAGAACGGAATATGCGGAATATCCACCAATCGAATATCAAACGCCGGAATAAGCGTGATACCCATAACAGACAGACCGTTGAACTGGATGTGGAACATATCATTGATTGCGTCAATGACACCGTTCACAAGTCCAATGATGGAGTTCGCCATCTGTCGCACAAAGCGAGTAATGGGGTTATCGTCCAGCGTCCATGCCGCATACGACAGGGACAGACCCGCCGCCAGTACCGCAAGACCAAGACCAACACCCGCACCGCTCAGGCACAGCAGGACACCGAGAACGATCAATGCACCGCTGAGAATACCCGTGATGACCGATACGACCTTCTTAATGGAATTGACAACAAAATCCCAATTCAGAGCGGCAGAAGCACCAAGACTCAATGCACCAGCCGCCATCAAGCCAAGGCCGAGCGGAAGGGCGACTCCGCTCAGAGCAAGGATAGCGCCGACCGCTAAGAGAGCGCCGCCGACAACGGTGGTAATCATGCTGATCTTCTGCTGAACATTGTCGGAGAGGTCATTCCAGTTCGGCATAATCGCCGTACCCATAGTGACCGCACCCGCCGCCAGCAGAGCCAGACCCAACGGGATATTCGCCCCGGAGAACGCCAGTGCCGCACCGATAGCGAGGAACGCCACAGATACAACCGTGGTAATAATGGCAATCACATTCTGGATTTCATCGCTCAGGCCATTCCAGTTGAGAGCCATTACAGACACCAGAGAAGTAGCGCCAACAGCCATCAGCGCAATACCGAGGGGCATAGACCCGGAGAAAGCGAGGATAGCGCCGAGAGCCAAGGTTGCTCCGCTGACCAGCAATCCTACTCTGGACAAGGGAGAAGCCAGAGCGTCCGGGATACTGTTCCAGTTCAGAGCTGCGGCAGATACAAGCGTGACAGCACCAACAGCCATCAGCGCAATACCCAGCCCGGTTGCAACCCCGGTAAAGGCCAACATAGCACCAACCGCCAGAGAAGCACCCGCCAGAACTCCCGTTAAGGTGGTCAAAGCGTCAGTGAGGTGTCGGTCACTGTTATGCCAGTTGATAACAGCGGCAGATACAAGGCTTGCCCCGCCCAAGGCCATCAAAGCGATACCGAGAGGAAGGTTCGCCCCGGAGAACGCCATAATCGCACCGAGAGCCAGCAGGAAGCCGCCGACAACACCCGTAATGAGAGCCAGTGTACTTGCCAATTCACTACTCATGGCAGTCCAATTCAGCCCAACGGTAGCCGCAAGGCCGACCGCACCAGCCGCCATCAGGCCGACACCCAGCGGAATATTCGCACCGGTTACGACCAGAATTGCACCTACCGCCAGCATAAAGCCGGAAACAATCGTGGTGATCTCTGCGAGAGCGTTTTCAATCATCTTCTGGATTTCACCGATACGGGTCTGCACAGCGTCACCAAGGAAATCGTAGGTGGGCAAATCGAAATCAAATCCGCCTGCGCCACCAGCACCCGCCCCGGAACCGCTTCCCGTGTTAGGAGCAAAGACATTCAACTCGTCAAAGCCTGCGGTGTACTGTTTCAGCTTCTTGGCAGCACCGGCAGCGTCATCGAGATTATTAGCCAAAGACCCAGCTCCGACAGCGGCACTATTCACTCCCGAATAGTCCACATCGGTTAGCTTGAACCCCGCAAGGTTGGCAAGGGCGTCGGCAATCTTTCGAATGACCTGAACAACAGCGATTGCATAGGGAAGAATTGCGTTCAGTGCGGGAATGAAGATGTTACCGATCGCTCGTGCGGCCTGCGTAAGCTGTGCCTGCAAGATACGAAGCTGGTTTGCGGGGGCTTCCAGCGTTCTCGCCATATCACCCTGAGCGGTCGTTACCTGAGTCATAATGGCGTAATATCTCAGCTCGGCCTTTTCTGCCTGCGTCATGCTGGCAACGCTTTCCTTGATACCAAGGTTCAAAGCGGTCTGCTCCAATCGTGCCTGCGACAAATCGTAGCCCAAGCGCCGCAGAGGTTCCAACTCGCCGGAAATACCGGACTGTAACTTCTGCATAGCGTCTTCAATGGAAACATTGAAGAAAGAAGAAAGATCGTAGCCGAGCTGTGTCAGGTTTTGGCTCATGAGCTGCGCTCGTTCCGCCGTGTCACCGAAGCCAGTCAACAGCGTGTTGAAAACACCCTGATTGCGGAGCCACTGTGCCGGGTCGATACCCATGACATCAGATACCTTTTCGGCGTAGTTTTGAGCTTCGGCGGCATACTGCCCCAAGGCAACCGTGAACAGGTTCAGGTCTTCTTGATACTTGTTGGACTCCGTGACCGCCTGTGCGATGAAATGACCGATTTTGCGGAAAGTGATTGCAACAGCGGCGACATTCAACGCTTTCAATCCGCTCGTGAACTTCCCGGTAGTAGAGGTTGCTTTACGGGCAGAAGCGTTGTATTTCTCCGTGCTGGTAATCAACTTTTGGATTTTGGACGGGAACGCCGAGAAGCCGTTGGACACCTTCTGCATTTCATCGGCAAAAGGCTTCATGGCGGCGGCAAGAGCGGTCATCTGCTGTGTGAACTTGTCAATGTCCGCCGCTTCCAAATCCTCGATCACCTTCGGCAGCTTGGAGAGCTGATTGATAAAGGTGGTCATATTGGCCTTACCCAACTCAGAGAGAGGGCGTAAACCGTTGGCAAGGGAAGTCAGCTTGTCACCGTCCGTCCATTTCAGACCAGCGAGAGCGGTGTTGATTGCTGTGAGCTGGTTGGCGATGGAGGAAGAAATCTTCACATTTCCAACCTGACTCAAAGCGGTCAGCGCATTGGTAAGCCGGGTGATCTTCTGCGAAGCGTCACCGCTGTTCAAGCCTTTCAGAGAATTGGAAAGCTCCCGAATACCCTGAGCGGTCTTGCTCAGACCCGTTGCGCCGCCGTTGGTAGCGGTTT